CGCGCCGCCTGGATCTCCGACGAAAAATTCAAAGCCTCCGGCAAAAAATTCGACCCTACCACCCTCGCCGGCTCCCTGTGTTTCGGCGGCCTCGACCTTTCCAAAAACCGCGACATCACCGCCCTGGCCCTCCTGTTTCCGCCAAAAGAAGAAGGCGGAAAATTCCACGCCCTGTTCCAGTTTTGGTGCCCGGAAGATAACGCCCGCGAACGCAACCGCCTCGACGGCATCCCCTACCTACAGTGGGCCCGCGACGGCTGGCTCAACATAACCCCCGGCGACCTCATCGATACCGACTACATCGCCAACGCCATCCGTTCCGCCGGGCAAAACAACAATACCGTCTCCATTCCGTCGCATACGACCGCTACCGCGCCACCGAACTGGTGAAAGACCTCAACCAGGAATTCGGCCACCACGCCGACACCCAGACCAACGAATGGCTGGAGCCATACACCCAGACCACCCTCCACATGACCGCCCCATTGCAGGAAATAGAAAAACTCCTGCTGAAACGCCAACTCAACCACGGCCGCAACCCCGTGATCGAGTGGATGAACCGCAACGTGGTCATCTACATGGACGGAAACGGCAACTTCAAACTCGACAAAAAAGCCTCCAAAGAAAAGATCGACGGCATGGTGGCGCTCGCTATGGCCGTAGGTCAGTATATGACCTACAAACACCTGCTGGTGGAAGCATATTCAGAATCAGACATATACATACTATGAAAAAAAACGAACATCCGGCCTCTTTCGCCGAATTCGAGGCTATATATCTGGCCAACCTGCAGGCCACAGACAACCCTCCGGCCCATACCGCCTATCTTCGCACGGAGGCCGCCATCGCTGCGCAATACGGAGACCGGAAGTTCGCCTCATACAACAGTTTTAAAGTGATGCTGCACAAAAGCCGCAACCGCAAAAACAACAGCGAAAAACCCGACAAAAAGATACAACTCACGGCCATCATTTCGGTCGTAAATACTTATGTTTGCACCATTGACTATCAGTTCCTCGTTAAATACCACGAGGAAATACACCGGCGCGCACAACAGATGGAGATATTCGGCCCAATGAACGGCACCTATAATGCCGCCGAACTGGAAGAATTAAAAAAACGGGAGGCTCAATTGAGCCACCTGATCAAATACATAGAACTGGCTGGAAAATGACACATAAAGAAACTTTTATTGACGTCGTCGAACGATTTAAAATCTCCACCGCAAAAATTAACGAAGCCGGAATTACTTCCGAAGAGGCCACCACTGCTTGTAAACGCTTTATGAAAGCGTTTGGGCAAGCAAAATTTCAGGAATCGATTGATCAAAAATTCCCGGACACCACAAAATTTAAGGGCGATACACTTGAAATCCCTGTCGAAAACCTGCCGCCCGCCAATGGCATCGGCGTAGCCGGCTACCGGTACGCCGTTTTTTTTAAAGAAAACGACCGGTGGCAATTTAGCCACTTTACTCCTGATATATAAACTGGCCGTAAAATGACATTTGAAAAAACCACCATCCGAATGAGCACCTGGATTTCCTGCTACGACAGCCTCCCCGAACACAAAGCGCAGGTCATATTTCGAACCGACCATGAAGGCGTATGGGCCGGCAGGTTCTATAAAAACATACAACCCGAAGTGACCGGCGTTTATGGCACATTCAGGGCACTCACAGAATCATTCATCGACATAGGCTGGATTTGCCGTACGGATCAAAATTCTTCCGAAGTGCACGAATGGATGCCATTGCCAGCGTAAAACATTTCGTATATTAGCCCCGCAAATTTAAAACAAACACAAAGCCCACCCTACGCCTCCCCCTCTCTATGGGAGAGGGGGCCGGGGGGTGAGGTCAAACAAACACTACTATGGCAAGTACCACTCAAAAAGTTATTGATGTCATCCTCGGTCGCATTGACTTTCCCGACCCCGAAGTCCTCGCCTCCGTAAAAACCTTCGCCGCCGCCGTAGCTCGCCTCGCCAACTCCGGCAACGAATTCGACGACCAAAACCCCGGCGGCCTTGCCGACGACGAAGCCCAGGGCATCCTCGATCTCGCAGACGCATTCGCCGCCGTGGCCAACCCCGACAAAAACGCCCTCGTCAAATCATCCTTCAACAAAGTGTACGACGCCGACACGCCAGAAAAAGAAGCCGCCGGCGAAACCCTCTTTGCCGACGGCCTCGATTTCGACCTGGCAGCCAACGAACTCAACGCGCTGCTCACCGCGCGACTCAGCGCAAGCGTTTAAAAAATATTGTATCTTTGACCTGATAAGACCCGGCAGGCCGCCGGCAAACCACGCCCAACCGGCCGGGTTAATAACAGAGTTTTCATTTGGTTTTTCGGGGTTATATTTCAGGAGCGCGGGCGCAAGCCCGCGCTCTTTTTATTTTTGGTTAACCATTTGACACAATTTGGTTAACCATCCCGCCCCCCTGTGGTACAAATTGTGTATTCTTTTGCCCCATGCAAAGGGGCCTTACACTCAACGACCGCTACGCGCTGGCATTCGCCCAGGGCTACAATCGACAGCAAGACCTCGGCGCCACCTTCCGCTCTGGCGGCCTCAGCAGCCTCGAAAACCCCTCCGTCGACCTCTGGCGCGCCCTCGCAGGCTATGCCCCCGGCGAACGCAAACCGGTGAACGATGAGACGGCCATGACCCTTGCCGCCGTCTACGCCTGCAACCGCGTACTCGCCACCGCATTCGCCAGCCTTCCCGTCGGCCTCTACCGCACCGAAATTATCGACGGCAAAAAACAAACCACCCCGGCAGACAACCGCCCCGAGCACGCACTCGTCGCCGAAACACCCTCACTACTCTATACCTCCTACATATTCCGCCACACCATGGCCCTGCACCTGGGCCTGCGTGGCAACTCCTATGCCCGCATATACCGCAACGGTCGCGGTGGCGCCATAGAGTTGCAGATCAGGATGCCCGACGATGTGCGCCCATTCTTCGACAACTCCGGCAGACTCTGGTACGAAGTTCGCCCCAATGCCGCACTCGGCTATGCCGGCGAACGCGAAATACTACGCCCCGACGAAATCCTGCATATCAAAATAATGAGCACCGACGGCATCGTCGGCCGCTCACCCATACAGGCCCACCGCGACACCATCGGCATCGGCCTCAGTAACCGCGACTATGTGCTTAACATACACGCCCAGGGCGGGCGCGTACGTGGCGCCCTGAAACACCCCGGAAAACTCGGCATCGACGGCGTCACCAGCCTGCGCACAAACTTCAAATCCGCCATCAACAGCGGTGAATTTCCCGTACTTGAAAACGGCGTCGAATTCCAGGCCATAAGCCTCACACCCGCCGACGCCGAATTCATCCGCACCCACAACCTCACCGCCCTCGACATCTGCGCCATCTACGGCGTGCCGCCCCACAAAATCGCCATCCTCGACCGCGCCACCTTCAGCAACATAGAGCACCAGGGCATCGAATACGTGCAGGAAACCCTCCTGCCCGCCGTTAAAAACTGGGAGCCCGAACTAAGGCGCAAACTACTCCCCGTCGACATACAGCGCAACCACCACTACCGGTTCAATCTCGACGGCCGTATGCGCGGCGATCTCCTCTCGCGCTACCGCGCCTACGCCATCGCCCGCCAATGGGGCTGGAAAAACGCCGACGAAATCCGCGACCTCGAAAACGAAAACCCCCTGCCCGACAGCCAGGGCGAACTATACCTCACGCCCCTGAACATGATACCGGCCGACCAGGTGGAAAACCAGTTTGAAGGCGACCCCAATGCCGACAACAATACCGACCATGGAAATGGAACACAAGCAGCCAACCCATAAAGCCAATAAGCCACGCATATACACCTACAAAATCAAACTGACCCGCAAATACAAACGCATTGATTTAACCCCAATACCCCAATTCGCCACATTCATAAATAACCAATCGCTCGAAAATGGAAAAGCGCAAACAGAACATTGAAGACCAACCCGAGGCGCTGCAGGAAGGCGTCGTAGAGCGGCGTTTTTTCCATACCGAAGCCCGCGCCAAAAAAGCCGACGACGGCCGCATGGTGATCGGCGGATACGGTGCCCTCTTCAACAAATACACCAACGTCGGTTGGTATGCAGAGGTAGTGATGCCCGGATTTTTCGACGGCATCAAATCCGACCGCTGCGCATGCCTTTTCAACCACAAAGAAGACATCTTACTCGGGCGCACCAGGAATAATACCCTTACCCTGAAAATAGACGCCACCGGCCTCGATTATGAGTCAGTGCTGCCCAGCCACCGTGTCGACGTGTACGAACTCGTAGAAGGCGGATACGTCTACGAATCCTCCTTTGCATTCACCACCATGAAATCCACCTGGGAAGAAGNNNNCCGCTCCCTGCTCGTCGGTCTCCTGTCAGAAGCCGACCTCGACCAACTTTCATACGGCGGAAAAGTAACCGTCCGAAAACTCGAAAAAGGCCGCGAACTCTTCGACGTATCGCCCGTCACATACGCCGCATACGAAGG